GCGGGCGCGCGATCCTCGCCGGGACGCCGAAAGGGCGAGGGGATTTCTGGCGTATCCACCAGAGCGCGATAGAAGACCCGCGCTGGGCGACGGTTCGGCGTTCAACGAGTGACAATCCGCGTCTCGACCCGGCAGATATTGCGCTGCTGCGATCTGCAATGACCGAACGCGCCGCGCGTCAAGAACTCGACGCTGAGTTTTTAGATGACGGCGGCGCGGTGTTCCGCAACGTGCGCGCTTGCGTCGGTGAGATTGCGCGCAGCGGCGAAGCGGCGATTATCGGCGTTGACTGGGGACGGTACGAAGACGCGACGGTATTCGCCGCGCTCGATCCGCAGACGCGCTGCGTCGTTGACGTTGAACGTCTCGTCGATGTGGATTTCGCAACCCAACGCCGCGCGCTGCTGGCGTTCTGGCAGCGGAACGGGTGCGGCGCGGTGATTGCGGAGGCGAACAGCATCGGCGCGCCGAACATTGAAGAACTCCGGCACGTCGGGCTGCCGGTGCAAGCGTTTACAACGACCGCTGCCAGCAAGCCGCTGTTGATTGACACCCTCACGCTGGCGCTGGAGCAGCGAACGATTGTGCTGCCGGAATTGGACTGGCTGCTCAACGAGTTAGAGATGTACAGCGTCGAGATCGGCGCGTCGGGTCGGATGCGCTACAGTGCGCCGGAAGGCTGTCACGACGACGGCGTGATTGCGCTGGCGCTGGCGGTGTGGGGCGCGGCGCGCGGCGCTGAGGTGTTGTTTGATGTCTAAAGCGGTTGCACAACTGGTGCTGTCGCAGAGCGAGCGCTACGAGATCAAGGCGCTGAACCTTGAAGATTTTCTTCCGACCGCGTGGACAAGCGTGTTCACCGGCGACGGCGACGCGGTTGATGTTGAGGTGGCGTATGAGCGTGTTGCGGTGGTGCGGACGGCGGTGACGCTGCGCGCCAACGCCCTCGCGTCGCTGCCGTGGGAGATCACCACCCGGCGCGGTACGCTGGTCGCGTTTGACGCAGAGAGGTTGGCGGCGCTCATTCGCGGGATTGAGATTGATTTGTGTCTCTACGGCGCGGCGTATCTCCTGCGCGACCCCGCCGCGCCGCTCGGTCTGCGTCGTCTGCACCCGCGCACCATCACTCCGATCACCGACGCGAAGCGCGGGCTGGTCGGGTTCACCCGCCGCGTGAACAACGTTGAAGTTCGACTTGAGCCGGAAACCGAACTGCTCCACATCTGGGAACCGTCCGTAAGAAGCGAGGTTGAACCCGGCGTCGGTCTGGTGACGACTGCGCTGCTGCAAGCCCGCACACTGCTTGCGGCGGAGCGGTACCAGAGCGCGTACTTTGAGCGTGGCGCGGTGCGCCCAACGGTGTGGATGTTCGCCCAGCGCCCCACCGATGCGGAGCGCTCGCGGTTCGAGCAGTGGTTGCGGCAACTCGTCAGCGGCATCCGCAATGCGTTCCGGCACCTCGCGCTGTCGAGCGAGATCAAAACGGTGACGCTGGGCGACAAACTTTCCGACGTTATTCAGCCGGAACTGCTCCAGCGCGCGGCGGAACTGATGCTCACTGCGTTTCAAGTGCCGATGTCGTTGGTCTTCAGTAATGCGAGTAATTACGCAACCGCGCTGCGCGACTACCAAACGTTTGTTCTTCTCACAATACTGACCAGAGCACGCGAAATTGCGGCGATGCTCCAACCGCACTTTACGGCGTACAACCAAACGCTGCGCTGCAACGAGGCGCGCATCGACGCGGTGCAGAACTCGGAGTTGGAGAAGGCAGAGGCGATCCAGCGCCTGACCGGACAACCGGTGCTGACGCTGAACGAAGCCCGCGCACGTCTCGATCTGCCGCAGTTCGTTGAGGACGCGGCAGACCAAGAACTACTGCGTCTGCGTAACCGACTGGCGATTGCGCGCGAGGCGGTGGCTGCCGGTCTCGATACGAGAACGGCACTGCGGCTGGCGGGCGTCAACGGCGCGGTAAGTGAGGAGCCGGCGGACGTTGAAGCGAAGTCGCTGAAGAAAGACGAAGCCGAACCGGAACTGATGCCGCACGAGGTGCAACTGTACCGCGACCTCAAGCGCGCGTTTCAGCAGTTGCGTCAGGCTATGCTCGACGGCGCAGATGAGATTACGGCGCAGATGTTCAACGAGACGCTCTACCCCGCGATGCGCCGCAATATCGAGACGATTGCGCGGCTGTTTGCAGACGAGATGCGGGCGGAAATCGGCGTTGCGGTCAACGTCGATGCGCTGCTGGCGGACTGGGCAGAGGAAGCGACGCGGCGGCAAGTTGAGGAGTTGCTCTACCCGTACACCCGCGACTACATCGCCCGCGCGGTCGCGGCGTGGCGGCGGATGCCGAACGCCGACCGCGCCGAACTCGTTGCAATGATCGAGCCGGTTGTTGGTGCGAAGCGCGCCGAGACCGTCGCGATTACCGTTGCAACCGAAGCGGCGACGGCAGGCGTGCGGGCGTACAGAGAAGGACTACGCGCCGAGCATAATCTGGAGTACGTGATGATCTGGGAAACCGCCAACGACGAGCGGGTGTGTCCGATATGCGGCGCGCTCCACGGCAAGCGCGAGGACGAGTGGGGCGGGCGGAGCGGGCCCCCGGCGCACCCGCGTTGTCGGTGCGGCGTAAGGCTGGTGAGGAAGAATGAGGCTTAGTGTTTCTGTTGACGTAGACAACGCGCTGCACAAACTGCTGCCGCGTTCGGCGCAGATTGAGGCGGCGCTTGACGCGGGCGCGGCGGCGGCGCACAGCGTGATGCAGGTCTACCCGCCCCCGCCCGCCGGATCGCGCTACCGGCGAACGGGGAACTTGCGGCAGAAGTTGCGGATCAAGAAATTAGCGAAAACGTCGCGGATCGTCGAGAACACCGCGTCGTATGCGCGCTACGTCTACGGAATGCCGCAAGCGCGCGTCCATCGCGGGCGCTGGGCGGCGCTGAAGGACGCGGCAGAGGCGGCGCTGAAGGAAGCGCTTGCGGTGCTGAAGGAGAGGGGGAGGTGAGAGATGGAGTGGCAGACCGCGCCCGGCGCGGCACTGAAGGCGGCATACACCGGCGACGTTGAAGGACTGCTGGTGGTGTTCGGCAGCCCCGACGCAACCGATCTCGAAAACGAGTTTTTCACGAGAGATACCGACTTCGGGCGTCTACGCGAAACGCCGATTTGGTTGAACCACGCGCAACCCGTCAAAACCGCGTCGGGGGTGATTCTCGTTGAAGAGCCGATCGGCTACGGCGCGCTGGAGATCACCGATGAGGGGGTGATCATTCGCGGGCTGCTTGATGCAAAGTATCGCTACCTCGCCCAGATCGCGCCGGAACTGGGCTGGTCGAGCGGCACTGCGGCGCATCTGGTAATGCGTGAAGCGGTCGGAAAAGCGACATTCATCAAACGCTGGTTGCTGGGGTTGGACGCGAGTATTACGCCGACGCCCGCAGAGCCACGCACAATGCTGAGGAATACGTATCGGTTAGTCATCAAGTAGGAGGAGACGAAGGAGATGACGGAAATCGTAATGAACCAGTCGGAACTCGCTGCCGAGATCGCCGCGCGACTGCGTGAGGAAGTGGCTGCTGCGGTCAAGGCGCAGAACGTCGGGGTGGCAACAAGCGCACCCGCAGCGGAAGACGACGCATCGTTCGGCGATTTCTTGAAGTGTGTTGCAACCAACGACGTTCGGCGATTGCGTGCGGTCTATAAAAGCAGCAAGGCGCTTGACGAGACAAGCGGCGCAAGCGGCGGGTTTCTGGTGCCGACGCAGTTTGAGGAGCGCATCCGCGCGGTCGGCGCGCCGATGCTGTTCGATCAGTTGGTTGCCGCCGGTCGCGGTCCGTTGATGCTGCGCACCAACGCGGCGGAACTGGCGCTGCCGGTGCTGGAGCAAGACCAAGCGCCGAACGTCGAATCGAGCGCGTTGGTGGGCGGGGTGCGGCTCATCTGGCGCGAGCAGAGCGCTGATGTTCAAGAGAGCGAACCGAAGTTCGAGCAGCGTATTTTCAGACCGCATTCCGCCGACGCTTATGTTGCAGCGGCGACGGAACTCATCACCGACGCGCCGCAAGCGCTTGAGGATACGCTGGTGTCGCTGTTCGGGCGCGCCTACGCGGTGCTGAAAGCGCGCGTGATGCTGCGCGGAACCGGCGTCGGGCAACCGCGCGGGATCGTCGGACATCCCGCGTCGATCAGCGTGACGCGGGCAACGGGCGGTACGCAAGTCGAGAATGACACAAACACTATTCTGGCGATGATCCAGCGGCTGCTGCCCGGCAGCGCAACCGCCGTCTGGATTGCACACCCGTTCTGGCGCTCGCGGCTGATGGCGACGCGACTCAGCGAGACGCTGCTCTATACCGTCAACGGGCAGTCGTTGGTGTACGGCGACACCCTCGCGGGCATCCCGATTGCCTACAGCGAGCATCTGCCGACGGTGACCAGCGCCGGATCGTTGGTGTTGGCGGATTTGTCGTACTATGCAATGGTCGAGCGCGCGTCGTTCAGTGTCGCGTTTAGTGAACACGTGCGGTTCCTCAAGCGGCAGTCGGTGTGGTTGTTCGGCGTGCGGGTGGACGGCGCGCCGCTCGTCAACGCGCCGCTGATTTTGGCGGACGGCGCGGGCAACAACACCGTCAGTCCGTTTGTCGAGATCGCGGCTGGATCGTAATACAAGCGCAGTGTCACAACACATCTCTTAATTAAAAGAAGATGCTGTGTTGTGACGCTGCTACTGCTGATGACATCGGCGGCGGGGAGTACTACGTTTGGGTGAGGCGGGCTGTCACAACACTGCATAGAAAGAAAAGAAGATGCGGTGTTGTGACGGCGGTTACGGATCAACGGTTGAACACACAACGGGCGCTGTCACAACACGCTGTATAAATAAAAGAGATGTAGGTGTTGTGACGGCGCACTAGAGGAGGAGCATACGATGCTTGTTC